CCAGCCCACGGTTGACCACCTGCCAAGAGGTGAAGTACCCGGCGTCTGAATCAACGGAGAATCGCCGGCACGGAGTTTGATGTTGCCAAAGGCACCCTGACCCAGGATGGTGGCGTAGTAATTACTACCACTGGTGTAGCCGTTGTTGGTCAACAGCCACCGGACCATTCCAGTCTGTCCCCACTCAAACGGATACGGCGTGGTGTTGGCGTAGTTCTTAATCGACAGGAACCCGCTAACGTTCTGAAGCCGTATCATCGCAGCCGTGTGAGCGATACCGATAAAGGCTGGGAGCTGGGGACTCGTACCCTGTCCCGTAGACGCACCAACCATCCCGGTAATGGGTTCGGCACCATCGCTGTAAAGAGTCTTGGTGATAGTGTCGATATCGGTCTTGTTCGGCAGAGTCGCCGTACCGGACCCGTTGGAACAGGTCGTGGTAGAGGCGCCTCCGGCAATGACGTTTCGGCATAAGGTGTCAATCGTCAACTGAATCTGCTTGGAAAGCCGCTCGGTAATCTGGGCCTGAGTTCCTTTCAAACCCGTCATCTTGAGCTTGCTCGACAGTTGCATCCAGGCTCCATACTCCTGAAGCTGGACCGAAAGGTCTGAGCGAGTAGCCAGAATAGGATTCGGGTCTTCCGTCTCAACGAGAGGAGTGGTCTGTGCCAACATGGCACTCCACCGAATCCACTTCATCGTATCGCCTTCGTTTTGTGGCAACGTCGCATCTTGCCCCCAGCGTGCATGGACGATGAACTTGTCAATCGTCTTCAGCGCCTGCTTTTGCAGGTAGATATTTACGCCATGCGGGGCCTGCGTAGTTGTCATTACGCTTTTGTTAGCCATTATATCTCCTAATCGAACTCACCAGCTTTCATCCGTTCCCAGTAAGCTTCGCCTTCAGGAGTGTTGGGGTCGGGAGGACCGCCCGCGACAGCGCCGCCACCGCCCGCCGACAGGGGTGATGTCACACCTGTCTTCGCAGCGATTGCCGCTTGTTGTTCTGCATTAGCCGCCGCCGCCGCCCTCAGAGTATTTAACTCGGCATTAGTCTCAGAGATTTGCTTCTGAGCCGCCGCCTGCATATAAAGAACCTGAAGAGCCGCGCTGTTACCCTGACCGGCAGCCGCCTGAAGTTGATAAAGGGAAGGATTCGCCTGAAGAGCCTTCTGTAAGTGTTCACTCGGTTGTAACGCCCCGGTTCCCACTCCCTGACCTACGATCTGGGCGGTATCGGGATGTTGACTTAAAAACATGCTGTACTGCATCTGCTGAGACTGATGAGCAGCCATCGCTCGGACCTGACCGGCGGTGAGATATTCGTCGTCCGCTATCTGAGGTTCGGGGTTCTGCTGCGTCATAAACTGTTGGCGAATCATCGCAGCCTGCTGCTCCGCCGCCTGGCGGGCCTGCCGCTCGGCTTCCAGCCTTGCCTCGGCCTCTTGCCGCTTCTTCGTCTCGGCCATTACAGCCTTAACAGACACCTTACGCTCATCGTCTTCCTCGTTGACCGAAGCGTCACCCTGTAGAGTGCCATCCTCTACGGTTTGGTTGGCCTGTACTTCTTCTTCTTCCTGAACGCCACCTTCAGGCATTTGATTGGCCGTGTCTTCTTCCTGCATCTTGTTTTCCTTTCAATAAAAAAACCCCGACAAACTCGCGGTTAAGCGAATCGTCGGGGTCCGTCAGGATCATCCCTGTTTACGTTAAATTGTCTTTACAGTCTTATTGTTTCCCTACATCATAGAATACTTTCACGTCAACCTGGTCGGCGTTCGGTTTTTCCTTCTTCAGATGGAATTCCATCTTGCCCGTAAAGTTGGAGAACGCAAGCTTTAACATACCCTTGCATTTGTGGATAACCGTAGATTGTTCGGGCGTAGGGTTCATACCTTCCTTCTCGGCCACAGCCTTAATGCCGGTCTCTTGTTCCTGTTCGTCTTGGCCTCAAAACCCCAACATATTTCACCAGTTCCCCGGATACATGGCCATAACGACACTTTGACTTTATGCCTTTTCCCGTAGTCTACAAGCGCGTATCTCAACACGCCCTTCTGTTCGGCACCGAGCAAGTCATACGCCCTTAGACCCTGCATATCGGGAGAAATAGCGACGATGATAGGCGGGCCTTCACTCGCCTTCATAGCCTTCATCATGCCCTTGACCATCATGCCTATCATTTCGTCTTGCTCTCCACGGGTTTCCTTTGCAACTGTATCTTCTCTTTTTCCAACATCAGCTTGAGTAACTCGATCACGGTATCACGCATCTCGACTCCAGGCGCTCTCTGGTTCTCGCCCTGCAACTTCTGGATCTGAACCATCGTCTGAGCCTGCTTCAAGGCAATGTCGGCACGGTTTTCCTGTACGTCTGAAATGTCTTCATTCGCCCTTGCGACTTGTGCGGCGGTCTGGGCCTCGACCAGCGAATCCAGTCGTTGCTGCTGCTGGCTCGCCTGCTGGGCCTGAGCCTTCATCTGCTGCTCGGACTGCTCCAGCATCTTAATGAATTGGGCATCGACCTGCATACCCGACTTCTTTATGAGGTACGAAAGCGGAATCAGCTGCGCGGCATCGGGATATTCGCTTCGCAACTGTCGAAGCTCCATATAGTTCATCTGCATCTGGGTGTCGGTAAGGCCCGTGCCTTCAACCGGAGTGCAGTCATAGTGGGAAAAGCCCAATTTGTAGAATCCGGGGGCGGGCATCTCGTTAATCATTCGATAAACCTTCCGGGCGTCTAAATGAATCTGGTTCAATCTCACCAGCTTTATGCCCAACTGTCTTTTCGACCCTCGAAAACCGGAAAACAGCCCTTGTAAACCAGTCAAAGCCGCCCCAGTTCGGAATTTATGGAGAATCCCGGCGATATCCTTATCGTCGGAGCCTAAAATCTCCTCATTCAGACCTCCGCCTTCCAATAGTGACTTCTCCAAACCTTCCATAAGCTGAAATAAGCCGGGTTGAATGTCCCTTGATACCACATTCGTCATCACATCGGCCAATGGCAGGTTGGGCGGCCAATTATCCTTGACGTGGAAGTGAACGCCCTGGCCGGCTTTATACAAGTCTTCGTAATTCTTGATGTACTTCGCCCTGAATATCTTGCCGGTTTGAATCTGGCTCTCAATGATGTCCAAACATTGATTCATCTTGCGAGAATAAGCAGTCTGGGGGTCTCTCCTACCCCTAACATAAGACTGTATCTTCAACTCGTCTCTGGGGCATTCGGGAACGAAATCACCGTGGAACCATACGAAGTTGTAATCGTCCAAACCCAACGGATTGTCACCGTCGTAGACCATCTTATCGTCTACGAAGACCGTTAGGAGTATCTTGGTTACGGGCTTGGAGTAGATAGTCGCCGCCGGACCGCCGTTAGGAGTGCGCATGTCGGTAAGCCAGTCACGAGACGCCTTCCTGTCTAAATTGTAGTCCTTCTTCATCTTACCGGCGTAGGTCTTGAATGGTATTTCCTCGCCGGTCGCGTGGTCTACGACAGTCTCGACATAATCAGAATTCCGCCGCCAGTATTCCTCATATAGCCTTACCTTCGATTCGGCCCTATACAAAGGCTGGCCCATGTGCGGCCACCGGGGACTCGACTCGATAGTGTTGATATCGTCTATCGTATCGCCATTCGTGGGAATGACGGACTTGACCTGATCCTCATGTAGCCACTGACCCGTCAGGATGAACCCGCAGTCGCTTAAATCTGGATTTGTGAACAATGGGTCCAATAGGAATGAGTTATACCCTCTACGGCCTAATACGAAGTGCCCGAACCTGTCTCTATACAACTCTACCAGATTGGAACCCGAAGCCAAACACCCCAGCTTGAAGGCTTTCGACATGACATCATAGCCCAGCATCCCCCTGCCGCCGCCCAACTGCTGCATGATAATCTTCGTGTGCTGAGTAGAAGGAATATCGTCTTCCATACCAACGGGAGCTATCTTCAGGATATGTCTATTCCTCTCCTCGTATCCCGAAATAAGATTCACCTGCCTGGCGGTCTTATCGAAAGTCAACAGCCTTCTGCCCTGCCTCTCGGCGAGGTCGGCGTCTTCCTGACTATGCTGGCATAGAAGATAGAACTCCAGGTCAGCCTGCATCTCCTGCCATGCGTTCATCCACCCCGCATGTGAGACACGGTACTGATCGTGGAATTCGTCTCTGATGTTGGATTCGTTACTCATCTGCCATAATCCTCACGCCTTCACCACACAGTAACGGGCGAATGCTCATCAATAACGTTCTCTTCTCTTCGCTGCCCCAGTAATAGTCCAAACCCCCGTCTTTCTCGACGATGAAGGCGTGCTCGGCCATCATCTCTTCGGTAGGCGAGTCTAACCCCACAATCCTCGACAGCCTCTCCTGAAGAGCGTCGGCTATCTTCTGCTTGGTGTCTGTCGGACTTTCGCCGTAGCAGATTGTGTTCATTTGTTCTCCTCCATCACAATCTCGGCACTCATAAGGTATTCGTTCGGGTCCCATGACTCACTTGCGTAATAGAACAGCCGGCGAAAGGCATCTTCTAATGACATGCCGGTGATGGTTATGGTATTCTCGTCGTAATTCATCTCAGAACCAAAACCCCACGTAATATCCATCACGTCATTCGGAGATGTCGTGTCTTTCGGGTGGTAGATAATTGCTAAGTCATTGACGTCACTGTTAAAATAAAAAGTGTCATCGTTTGAGTCGTATGTATAAAAGAACGCACGATTAGGGTCGTTCGGTTCGCCTTCTCTTATAGTCACGTCCATGTAATCGTCTTGGACGCCGGCTACGGCGATGACCTCCTCAAACTCGTGCCCTTGGCAAACCATTATCCGCCTCGTCTCGGCATACGGCAGTACCAATCCGCAGGTGGGACAGATACCCGTGATGTCCCTGACAACTGGCTCTTCCGGGGTATCTTCATGTATTAACGCCCTTACCACAACACCAACCGACGCCCCCAAAAGTAACCAACAAAGCATCCACCATATATGTTTCATTTGTTCTCCTTTACGCCTACCCTATCCACCTAATAATATCGGCAACAACGGCAAATACACCTACCCAAAACACAATAGTAACCAGTGCGACAGTTGTTATGATGACGGTTTTTTCGCACACGTCTATATTTGTCATCAGTTCTCCTACGCCACCAACCCATGCTCATATTGTAATTTGTGAATCTCGTCCAACGTCATGCCTTCATCCTCCTCGCATATCAA